CGTGGAAATCTTTACAAAGCTGCACAATCGCTTTTTCCTTGGGGGACAAAATCCCCCTCAAAAGCAATTGCCAATGACTTTTTGATGTTTCAGTACGGAGTCAAACCATTGATAGATGATATCGATGGGCTGATAAAGCACTTGAACAACTGGGAGCCATTTGTATTCGATGTTAAAGCTAGTTCCACTGTTAGACTTGAATCGATCCGAGAAGAATTCAACACGACATATGGCATAAATGCCGCGTTTGTGAAGACTACTTCGGGGAAAGCTCAAGTGACCTGGAAGGTCCGCGTGAAAACAAAAGATAATTTTGCACGCAACCTTACAAGGTTAGGCCTTACAAACCTAACCGCTACCGCTTGGGAGCTCATCCCTTGGTCTCATATCATTGACTGGCTCTTAGGAGTCGGTAAATATCTTGATACCAGGGACGCTTTCGAAAACTTAGAGGTCGTCTACTGTACGAAGACCATCTTCCTCAAGGAAGATGCGTTATATGACAGGTCCTTCGGTGGTCGCGATAGCAGCGGCTATGTGTGGGAAGAAGCGAAGACTCAGGTTATTGTAAGTAAGGCTTTGTGTGAACGTTCTTTACAGTCCGTTCCTGCATTGCCTCTTCCAGTACCTAAGAATCCGTTTTCTACTCAGCACGTCGCTAATGCTCTCGCTCACCTTCGTCAACTTTCCAGAAAGTAAATTATGTCAGCTATCGCTGTCCTAACGTTGAACAACAACGCCGCCGTCGCGCACGCGTTTAACCCTGCCGGCCTCAAGGAAGGTATCATGCGATGGAATACAGTGACACAGGCCGTCTATGACGCCCGTCGATCTGTTACCCAAAGCTTGGTGGACCCCAAGAGTGCTAGCCCGGTTTATCGCGCGAGGCAACGGATCCTGCTCCCTCATATGGACGCAGTCAACACGAGCCAGAAGAACGGCGAGTCGTACGTCAATATCGAATTGGTCTTTAGCCGTCTTGCGACGACTACTGATCGACTTGATTTGCGTTCGTACGCCGGACAACTGGTGGCCAACGCGGTCACAACTGCGTTGGTCACTGATCTTGAGAATCCGTACTAACGTACGTTAATTCTCTTAACAGTGTTGTGTTTTGACTTCATCTTTAGAGGGAGATCATCTTATGTCTTTAGACACTAAGAACAGTCCACAGGATGTTTACATCCGTGAGTTCTACGAAGCGCTAGACTGTCCCAGATCGTTGACGTGCTGGCTCTTGTACAAGTACAATGAGCATAAGCAGTTGACTGATTTGACTTTTGAAGTGTCGGATTATCCGAATTTCTCCAAAGGCCGGGACGCTCTAGCCGCTACGAAATTCTTGGCGAAAGCAACTTTCTTGAAGACTAACGTCGACTTGAAGGCTGTTGCGCTTAAGGGATTTCATACGGCGGAACAGGTCTGTGAGGATACCAACGATCGTCTTAAAGTATTTAGGTTTCAAAACCCTTATACTCTGTCAATTCTAACGAATATGGCAGGAAAAATTAAGAAGATATTAGGCCGCATAGACCCGGAAGAGTTCGTAGACTCGTGTGGCTGGGGACCAGGTGCTTCGCTGCTTATAAAGCGGCGTTTTGCTTCACAACCCAAAAAGTTTGACGTTGAACGTCAAATAACGCCTCGTGCGTACAACTTTGTGAAAGGATGGTTTCATCACGTTTACCCTAATTGGGAAATGATGTTTGAGATTGTCCATTCCTCCACTGTTGTTACAGTAGCTAAAAACGCTAAGACTGATAGAGTTATTGCCATTGAGCCAGGGATTAATCTCTGGTTTCAAAAGGGCATTGGCTCCATGATTCGACGGCGTCTAAAGGCTATAGGGATTGATCTTAACGATCAAACTCACAACCAGCGGTTAAGTAGACTTGGCAGTCTCTTCGGAGATATCGCTACAGTTGACTTTTCTGCTGCGAGTGATACGATAGCGTATGAATTGGTTAAATTGCTCCTCCCCGAGGAATGGTTTAACCTTCTCAACTCGTTTAAGGTCGATTATTCTTCTGTCGAC